TTAAAAATTTTGGTTTTGGTTTTTTTGCTCAAGCGAATGAATCAAGTCGTGTACTCGCTGTTTATCGTCATCTGTTAAGCCTTGGTTAGCATTAATCGAACATCCCGTAGTTGCCGTGGCGTAGTCTCCGCTTTGCACCACAACGTTTCCGCCGTAATTGATTATCTGCACTTTGTCGCTGTCATCATTGCAAGTGCTGTCTGCATGCTCTTCAAATAGTTTTAAAATACTTTTCTTGTCCATATCAACCTCTAAGCTACCAGTTTGAGTACGCCTACCATTTTTTCTTTTTCACTAACGGGCTTGGTAAGCAGTTCATAAATGCCAAATATCATATTTGCACGCCCTGTTGCATCCATTGTCTTGTTTGTCATTGCTAGAATCTCTTCTAGCGTTTCTATCGCTTCCTTGAATTTTTCTATATCCACAATCATTTCGCCTTCTAGCGGCTTTCTCGTTGCCTTATAAGGTGCTGATGGCTCTGTAATAGCGTTGCTTGCAGATTCCTCGCCTGTGGCAAGCCATAGCAGGCTTACGCCACAAGCTTTGGAAACCCTTACTAAATTTGTTCTTGATGGATCCGCTTCACCGCTTATCCATCTATTTAATGATGTAACAGCTACGCCAACGGTTCTAGCAAACTCGCTGTTGTTATTGTTGAAATTTTCTCTTAATAACTTTTGCATCCTTGTTGCAAAAGCATGGTCATTAATTTTTTCTTTGCTCATATTTAGTCCTTTATTGCGTAAAACTTAATTTGATGTAAGTTTTACGCTAGTGATACATTTTCTTTTACGGTAAAAGAAAGATTTAACTCATTGTTTTTATTGGTTTATTTGTGTAAACAATAAATTTTTATGAAAAATTTAAGTTTTACGTTTGATTTGCTTTAAGTTTTACGCTTTAATACGCTCACTTGATACAGCATTGGAGGTATAGCAAGTGAGCGTATTAGATAGCTTAAAAAAATCCGCCTTCGACTGGGAACGAGCGGACATAGTTTATGTTTTGAAAAAAAATGGTTGGACTTTGCGATCTCTAGCGAAAGCAAACAACGTGAGTTATAGCACATTGCGGTCAGCTTTAGATAAGTCTTACCCCAAAATGGAAGGCGTAATCGCACGAGCTATTGGGGTTGAGCCACAAGTGATTTGGGCAGAACGTTACGCAAAGCGTGATTTTAAACCAGTAGTTAATCAATCATAAGCGATCTGATTAGCGTAAGCAAAGGATAAATTATGAGTGATTTAACTTTAAAAACGCATTATTCGGCGACTGAGTTAGTTAATCTTAAACTTAAAAGTTTGCCAAGTGCAGTAAAAAATGTGATTGAAAAAGCTAAGCGTGAAAGCTGGCAATCACAAAAACGAACAGGCAGAGGCGGTGGATATGAATATGCCCTTAGCTCAATGCCGGAAGAAGTTCAAAAAGAGCTACGCACCAAATTGTTAAAACTGCTACCGACTGAAACGACAAAAGGTGAGTTAAGCATAAAACGACAAGAGCTCAATCTTGAAAAAGTTACAGACAACCAATTAAGTACATCTGATGGCAGAGCCAAAGTGGTTAGATGGTACTTAATGCAGGAACAAGTGCAGGGATTACCAAGAACAATAATGCTAGATAGTGTTATTGAGGCAATCAAAGCAAGAGAAATTCCTGATGAAATTGCTAAAGCCATTATCAATGGTAACGGCAAAAGTGGTGGAAAACTCAAGTTATCAAAACGCACTTTATATAGTTGGGTTCTAGCTTACGAAGCGGGTGAAACCTCTGCCGAAAAGTTGAAGCAGTTAATACCGCTAAAAAAAGAAAAAAGTGCCGTACCAGAGCGTTGCCCTTGGTTACAAGCCTTTTTAAGTTTTTACCAAACTTTCTCTAATGTTGCGATCACACAGGCTTACGCCCAGTTTGTTATGCAGTATGAGGGGGAAGATTTACCGAGCCTTCATCAAGTTCGGTATGCGCTTAAACAATTACCAAGTTATGTAACGCAACAAGGTAGAAAAACAGGTGCAGAAATGCGTGCCTTACAGCCATTTATCAGACGTGATGATCAGATTATGGGCTTGAACGAATGTTGGGTAGGCGATGGACACAGTTTTAAAGCGTACGTGAAGAATTTACAGGGTATGCCTTATGTGCCAGAAGTTACAGCGATTATTGATGTCCGTACACACCGAACCGTGGGCTGGTCAATCGCAGGCAGTGAGTCAGTAATGGCAGTCGGGGACGCATTTCGACACGGTGTAAAGAATGTGGGGTTGCCAAATATTTATTACTCGGATAACGGCGGTGGTCAAGCAAACAAGGTGTTAGACACCGAAGTAACAGGGATTTTTGACCGCTTGGGCGTGCATCACGAAACCGGTGAAGCAGGTAATCCACAAGGTCGTGGGATTATTGAAAGACTGTGGCAAAGCACGTTAATTCCATTAGCCAAAAGTTATGAAAGCTATGGCGGTAAAGATGGAGACGGCGCAACGAAACATCTTAACTATCGCAAGATTCGCAGTGCAATGAAAGCGAAAGCAAAAGATAAATTGCTAACGACGGAACAGAAGCGTTACCTCGGCAAAATCCCTGATTTTGCAGATTTTGTGGCAGATGTAACCGCTTGCTTTGAGGATTACAACAACCGACCACACCGCAGTTTGCCAAAAAATCCTGAAACGGGATTGCGTTTTAGCCCGAATGAGTTTTGGGAGTATTTAGCAAGACAAACGAACTGGCAAGCGAATTTAATTACGGAAGAAGAAAGCAAATTACTATTCCGACCTGAAGTTGAAAGAACCGTGGCGAGAGGGGAAATTAACTTCGATAACAAAATCTACTTCCACCTCGATCTTGCTGATTTTGACGGTAAGAAAGTACGAGTTTGTTATGACATTCACGACCCACAAACGGTACTAGTAAAACAGATGAGTGGCGAGATTATTTGCCAAGCCGTGTTAGACGGAAACAAAGTGGCGTACTTCCCTGAGTCAGTACGAGAAAGTGCAGCTCGTAAATCACTTGAAGCGAAAGTGAGACGTAAACAAGACGCTATCGACATTCTTAAAGCACAAGACAAACAAGTGTACACCATTGAACACGCACCTGATTTCAGTTTTATCACAACAGATAAAGCGAAAAATGCAAAAGCCGTTACTTATGCTTTTACGCAAGCAGAAAAAGACGAGCAAGATAAACAAAGAGCCTTTGGCTAGGAGTATTTTATGAAAGTAAAACGTTGCGAGATTTATATTATTGATAGCTGTTCAGCAATTACGAACGGTTCTCTTGCTTCTCTTTTGCAAGTTTGCGAATCCGCTCAATGTCAGCAAAGTCAGAATCGTGAGCAAAGAGATCAAACAACTCAATCAGTAGAACGCGCTCTGCGACCGTACATTCGCCGAGATTGCTCATCGTTGAATGGCGAGCTCTCTTCAAAGCATCTTGAAACTGCACTTTTGAAATTTGCCCCGTTGATATGGAAAGAAGCGATAGCTCTAGCAGCAGATACGTCATTGCTCGATGTTGAGCTTCCAGTAGATTGACACGCTCTTCAAGGCTAAGTTTAAACATAATTTACTCCTTATTTAAACCGTATTTAATGAATACCGCATTATAACGAGGTTAAAAATGAAAAACCAAGAATTAAAAATTTTTATGGAAAACCGTGGCTTACAACAAAAGCAAACGGCACAAATGTTAGACATCTCTATCGCTACCCTCAGCCTTTATCTAAAAGGCACTTATGCCGGTAACGTGCAACAGATTGACGAAAAAGTAGAAGCCTTAATCGCTCGTCATAAAGAAAAAGTAACGGAAGCAAAATACAGCACGGATTTTGTTAAAACCCTCACGGCTCGCCGTGGAATGGATGTAATCAAATACGCACACGTTGAAGGAGAATTAAACGTGATTTTCGGCGGGGCTGGTTTAGGCAAAACGCAAATGTTGAAACAGTATGCGAAAGAAAACAGCGGTGCGGTGTTGATTGAAGTTGATCCAAGTTGTGTGCCAAAAACATTACTAAAACGTATCGCAAAAGCCATCGGCACAACCGACACAGGCACAAATGACACGTTACTTGAAGCGATTACTGCAAAGCTAAAAGGCTCGGAACGTGTGTTACTCGTCGATGAAGCCGAGTTGTTATCTACTCGCTCCCTCGAATTTATCCGCCGCATCCACGATTTGACAGGTGTAGGCGTAGTGTTGGCAGGTATGCCGAGATTACTTATCAATCTTAAAGGTAAAAACAACGAACTGGCACAGTTATATAGCCGAGTAAGTTTTGCATTAGACCTCGGCAACCAGTTACTAGAAAGCGATTTAGCGTTATTAGCTGAAAGAGCTTTAGGAACAAGTGAATATAACGACACGCTACTAAAAGCGGCAAAAGGCAACGCAAGACGATTAAGTAAGTTGATGCGAGGTGTTGTGAGAACGGCAGAAATTAATGGTGCTGAAATCAATGCTGAGATGATTAAGCAATATGCAGGAATGTTAATCAATTAATTTGGAGATGACAATATGACTTGTTTTAAACATTGGACAAATAGAGTAACTGATGGCACAGGTGATTTATTTTGGCTTGGTCGTTTATTAATCAGTAAAAATGAACGAGATAATACTTTTTCTATTTCGGTTTTTGATAGTGATGGTGAGTTTTTAATGGATGAATCCTTTAAAACACGTGCTGATTGGAAGCGAGTATATCGTTCGGCAAGAAACATTATAAAGGATGAATGTATAGATTGCCGTAGTTTTGTGAACTAAGGAGCTAAAAATGGCAGTAAAGCAAATTTATGCAGCTTATGCCGGCGAAAGATACATTATGGACGGCACGGCAATAGAGGTTGCTTTGGGAATGAAAATCTCAGTAGAAACCGTTAGAAAACTCGCCACACCGAGTTATGCAGAGCGTACCGGAAAAGGTTTAAGCATTGTAAAACTCGGTCGTGAAGAAGTTGGAGATAGAAAATGAGTAAGGAATACAGCGAAGTAGCCGGCAGAGAAATGAACAAGGAAACCAAAGCAGTCTATGAAGCGGCGGTAAAACTTGAATTAGCAATGTTGGAATGTGAAGAGATGGATTTGGAAGTAACCGGTGTGGAATGGGGAGGAGGTTATCAACCACGAATTATTTTAAGAGAAAACTATAAAACAAAACGCTTTGTAAAAAGCGGTGCAGCACAAGTATTCGGTATGAAAACAAGAGCCGGTGTGCGTTACGACTTTTACCAAATGCAAGTGCGAGGCGTGAAGTGTATTTGGGAAGGCGAACGCAATTACCCGAATAAAGTTAAACATAAATACAAACATTAGGAGTTAAAAATGACAGAAATGGATAGACGTGAAAGCGTATTAGTAGGTAGTTATGCAGTCGTCCCACCTCTTCTCTGGGACGAAATTGAAGACGGCAAAGAATATGCCGTTATTGATACTACAGATGCAGGTGACTGGTGCGTAAAAATGCAAACAATCGACAAATCAAACCGCTATTACTTTGTTTTAGCACAGTCTGCACGAGTGTTTGATAACACAGTCGATGCTGGGGAGTTTATTGAAGCGTTGGAATATTTAGGAGGAAAAAATGCGAAAAATGGCAGCAATATTGATTAGTTTGATGTGTTTAGCTGGTTGTGAAAAATCTGGGCAATTAGAAAACGGTCTAAAGTTTTATAACTACAACCAAATTAGAGAGGTTTGTATTGATGGCGTTATCTACCTAATTTATGACAGCGATAGAGAAGGTGGGATTACCCCGAAAATTAACGCTGAACATTACCCTTACACTTGCCCGAAATTAAAACAATAGGAGTTAGAAATGAGCAAAGTAGAAATCGGTGGCGAGCTTTATTGGAAAGACGCAAACGGTAATTTAAAGCCAGATAGCTTAGTAAAAGAAGTCGATAAAGTGCGTGATGAATTAGTGCGCGGTTTTGCACAAAAAGCGATTGAGCAAAGCACGGCATTAGCAAAATTTAAGTGCTCAGTATTTGATGATATTGGTGCGTTTATCAGCCTCTCAGCTGAGAAATACGGTGTAAAAATCGGCGGAGCGAAAGGCAACGTAAGCCTATTTACTTATGACGGCGAGTACAAAATGCAGTTAGCTGTACAAGACCATATCCGCTTTGATGAACGTATCCACGCGGCTAAAGCCTTGATTGATGAATGTTTGCACGACTGGTCGGAAGGTGCAAAACCGGAACTAAAAGCATTAATTGAAAATGCGTTTGAAGTGGATAAAGAAGGCAACTTATCAACCGCTAAGATTTTATCGCTCCGCCGTGTAGAAATTGATGATGAGCGTTGGAATCAAGCAATGACTGCGATTTCAGATAGTGTGCAAGTTGTCGGCAGTAAAGATTATGTGCGTTTTTATAAGCGAAACCAAGACGGCAAATATGTGCCGATTGCATTAGATGTAGCGGCAGCTTAAAGCATATTTAAAGCCTCTTTAAACCAAATTTAAGGGGGCTTGATAATGTGTTTTAAACAGGAGAAACAAAATGACAATCACAGAAAATCAAGACCTTCGTCAGGAGATGGCGAACTGTATTGAGCTTTTGAAGAAGCGATTAAATACGTACGAGAAGGCGATTTTAAAGGCGCTGGTGTGCTTTGGGATAATGGCAGAAAGTTAGCGTTTGAACTCAAATCGAAGATTACAACGCAAGAATCGAAACAGCGATTTGATGAAATTCAGCAGGTGATTAATTAGGGGGATAAAAATGACTATTTCAACAGAGCAATGGAAAGAAATTAAGGAGGCACTAGATGGCATCGTGGGCAGAGTTAAATTCCGATACAAAGAACATCAACTTACCGTAGATGTTGTACAAGTTAAGCGAGCTTTGGAATTGTGTGTGTATGTTGATGGCAAAATTGATGGGGCTTGGTTAAGTGAAACGCACGAACTACGCCCTTATTTAGAAGAGGTTTGGTATCGTAAAGAACGCTCTCTTTTTAGTGCTAAACAAAAAAAAGAATACAGAGGCTTAGTGAGTAAAAAGCAACTAAACCAAAAAGCAGTAGCTTTTGTTCCTACATTTCCGTCCCCAACGGCTCTTATTTGCCAATATAAGAAACTCAAAGGGTTAGAGTTAGTAAAGATAATTTGATGAAACAGTTAAGTTAGGAGTAAGTAATGGAATTTAAATTTTACAAAGGTGATTTAACGCAAGAGCCGTTAAAAACAATTCACAAGAGTTGGCTTGATAGTCGTAAAAAAAGAAATGAGAAGCTAAAGGTCATTTTTGACACAATACCTTTTTATGATGCTTGGTTTGGGTCAGAAACAAGTATTTGGGGAATTGTTTGCAATGATGATAACCATGCTTTAAAAGAAGTTAAAGAAACTAAGGGTTATAAAGTGGAGGTTATTAATGGTAAAACAGTTATTAAACCCGATAAAAGATATAAATCTGGCAAAGAATTAGACAAGAAATTAACGGCTTGTTGGCATATTTTACAAGAAAGCCCCGACTTCTCTAGATATAGCTTAAAAGAATTAGGGTTATACACAATAGTGCATAAGATTGACAGAGCCTATTTTTCTGTTTCGGGAATCTGTAACGAATTTTACCTTACAAAAATCCCAGTTAGAAATGCTGAATGTGATGGAGATGAATTCCCCGAAATCCCACCGTTTCTAACTGAAATCAAAGAAAGTGAATTTTTAGCATTACAGGGGAAATAATATGAATAAATGTCCTAAATGTGGTGGTGTTGTAACCGAACGTAAAAGTCGAAGTAAAGGTGCGAAAGATCGTTACCGTTGCCATGGTGTAAAAGTTCGAAAAGTAGAACATAACGAACATTGTGTGATTGTTTCTGAATGGTTTGATAATCCTTGTGGATTATTTGGTATTAAAGATATAGAGGTAAAAGATGAAACTCTGTAAATGCCCCATTTGCCACAGCGATATTCATTTTGAGGGTTTAATCGAAGATGAATCTGGTCGTGAGTTATTAAATACGGTCATCAATATGGGGAGCGGTTGCGGTGCAGCGGTTGTGCCGTATTTAGGGCTTTTTAAACCTGAGAAATCCAGCTTATCCAACAGCCGAGCATTAAAACTGTTGAAAAGTTTATTAGAGATTTATCAGCCGTCTAATGTACTAGAGCTAGCTTTGTTAGATACGGTTGAGCAAGTACGCCGAAACCGGCGAGAATCCGGCAGAATTGAACCGCTTGCTAATCATAACTATCTGAAAAAAGTATATGAAAGCGTGAAAGTACAATTTGCCGTAGTGCGAAGTGATAAAGATTTCAAACAGCATAAGCACGAAAGCCCCGAACAGCAACAACGCAATGAGGAGGATAAGTTAAGAGGTGCGATTCAGTACGTTGAGAGAATGAACGCCTTAGGGCAATTAGACAACATCAAAAACACCGAAAGCTATCGTTTATGGAAAAAATGGAAAAAGGAACAGTGCAATGCAAGCACAGACTAGAAAACAAATGATTCAGAAAATACATATCGGCAAAGCTGAATTAAAAATGGATCGTGAATGCTACACTCGTTTTTTACTCGAAACTGTTGATAAACACAGTTGCAGCGCAATGACTGACGGCGAATTAATGCAAGTTCTACAAGCAATGAAAGCCAAGGGGTTTAAAGTAAAAAGCAAGCAACACGGCAAAAAGCCTGATGTCGGCAACGCACCGGTCAATCAAATTCGCAAACGTTATATGGATAAAATTGAAGCCTTCTTAACCGAAATGCAAAAGCCGTGGAATTATGCCCACGCTATTTGCAAAAAATCCTTCGGAATCAACCGCTTGCAATGGTGCACAGAGGAACAGCTACGGAAAATTGTGCAGATGTTAGCGGTCAGTGCCAAACGGCACGGACGGAGAGTAAAATAATGATGAAAGCCTACTTGCAAAAGTGGGCTTTGTTTTTGGAATTTTATAGCTTATGATATAAAAATTATCACTACCTGAGGTAAATAACATGAAAAATTATAAAGTAATATATAGACATCGCTTAGATTCAGCTAATGGTTGGACCAAGGAAGAACGCAAAGTAAAAGCAAATTCTAAAGCGGAAGCAGCAGAAAAAGCTATCGAACAGTTGAGAAAGTCATTAGGACAACCAAATCGTATCGTTGAAATCCTTAGTGTGGAGGAAATTTAAAGTGAAAAAGTTACTATTGCTGTCAATTATATCTTGTGTATTATCTATGCCTGCTTTCAGTATGACTGAAAAAGCTCAAAAAGAAGTTGCCGATATGATTGCTACTGGTGATTATCAAAAAATGCGAAATGTTGCTTATGGTATGGAGCAAGGAATGTTTGGGCACGATGAAAATCCTATCACAGCTTGTGCGTTACGTCGTGTGATTATTTTAGCTCACCAAGATAAAGTCGATGATAGTGATTATGCAAATGAAGCTATTGGATGTAAAAAAATCAAGCCGACAGAGAATCAACAGGCTTGGGAAATAGCACTAACAGTTCTAAAAAGTACATTATCTAAAAAATAATGTTAAAGACCGCCTAACAAGCGGTCTTTTTTTATCAAAATTTTGCAAAAAAGTTTTATAAACATTCACAGATTTAAAAATCGTCTGCGAGAATAAGTTTTCTTTTGGAGGTTTTATGAGTGAATTTGAACGTGTAGAAGCCTATCTCCCCGATGTGGTAAAAGAGATGGTTGAGCTGATTGGCATTGCTAAAACAGAACAAGTGATTAAACATTTTGGTGGCGTTGAGTTTTACTTTTCGGTAGGAAAAACGTATTATCCACGCCTAGTCAAAGTAATCGGCGAAGAATCAGCATTAAAGGTTCGCCAGTATTTTAATCGTGAACGGTTATATATTCCTCGTTGCGACACGGCATTACGAGTGTTACGCAATGAACGCTTTAAAGCTGAGTTTGCTACATTGAAAAAAGAGCAGAATTTAAGTAGCAATCTTGCAATGGTTGAACTTTGTCCGAAATATGGATTTTCTGAACGCTATGCGTGGAAAATTTTGCAAATGAACGCAGGTGGGTTGAAGCCAGCTCAAGCGTCTTTATTCTAACGTCACACTGAACTTTATCACTCCATTAAACACATTTTAAAACACCAAAATAACCTCTAGTTTTTAATTTAACTAGAGGTTTTTTTATGTCTAAAACACTTACCTTTCAAGAAATTTTTGACCGCATCATCGGACACGAAGGCGGTTATGTAAACCACCCTAAAGACCCCGGTGGCGAGACCAAATGGGGGATTACTAAACGCACTGCATTAGCGAATGGCTATGATGGTGCAATGAAAGAACTCACCCGAAATGGGGCTTATCTTATCTATAAAAAAGCATTCTGGGAGCGTTACCAGTGCGAACGCTTGCCTTCTGATGTGGCTTATCAATTCTTCGATGCTGTTGTTAATCACGGCTCAGGCAATGCCAGCCGTATGTTACAGCGTGCTGTTGGTGTGGCTGATGATGGTGTAATTGGTGAGATTACGCTTTCGGCAGTGGCAAAACTTAACAGCAACGACGTGTTGATGCGTTTTAATGCTGAACGCCTGAAGTTTTACACAAAACTCTCGACATTCGACACCTTTGGTAAAGGCTGGGTGAATCGAATTGCAGGAAACTTATCGTATGGCGCAGAAGATAACGGGGTGTAACGATGATTAAAGAATTACTTTCAACAGACGGCAAACTATCGACAACAAGCACGGTGCAACTGATGGGCGCACTCACGGTATTTGCGATTTTAATTTATGCGGCAATGACGCACCAACCTTACACAGAAAACCTGCTTAATTCGGTGTTGATGTATATCTTCGGCTCGACTACGGCAAAAGGTGTAGTAACAACAGTACAAAATTTAGTGAGTAAAGCGAATGTTGAGAAAATTAAAGAAGAAGATTAATCAACGCTGGTGTGCGTGGCATTTCAAGCGCAAAGACTCATATCGTGCAGAGCTACGTAACTTATTAAAAACAGCCGTAAAACAGGGAAATATTTGCCCTGTTGGTCGTGCAAAGCGAGGTCGTTATGCTTGATGAAAAACTGTTTCAAATGTTGATTTCTTTTGTGGTTGCTCCGTTGCTTGGCTTTGCTATTAAAGTGGTGTTTGACCGCATTAGCAGAAATGAACAGGCAGTCAAAGAATTAAAAGCAGAAATGGAAAGTAAGTATCAATCCAAAGAGCTTGCGCAAGAAGTGAATCGTGGCATTAAAGAAAAATTAGATGATGTTTTAGATTCGCTTAAAGAGATTAACCAAAAATTAGATAAAAAGGCAGATAAGTAATGAGCCGTAGAAAACAGAAACAAACAAATTCGGAAAAATTAGACCTTATCTTAGGTGGATTAAACGAGCTAAATGACAAGGTAGATAAGCAAAACGAAGAAATTGAGCGTTTGCACCGTGAAATCCAAGCAACGAATCGCTTGGTTAATGAAATCGCACAGAAAAATCGTAAACAAGCCATTATTGCTGGTGGTGTGGGCGGTGGTTTAGTTGCGGTCGGTTTTGAATTGCTACGAATGAAATTCGGAATGTAGGACGGTGCAATGGCTCACGATGTAGGAGTGCAAAATGCGGTTCGCCGTGCGTACGTGTTTGACCGTTTATCACTTGAAATGGCAGCCGAAAAAGCTGGCGTATCATTCGGTACGGCACGGCGTTGGAAAGCACAAGCGGAAAAGAATGGCGATAGCTGGGAGAAAGCTCGTGATGTGCAGGCAATGGCAAGCGGTGGCATTGAGAATATTGCCCAAGGTTTGCTCACTGGCTTTTTAATCAAGTACCGCACGTTAATGACAGAGCTTGAAGAAAACACGGATATGACCACAGCGGCAAAAGTTGAAGCGTTATCAGCACTTGCAGATTCTTTTGCAAAAATGACCGCTTCTAGCAAAAAACTCTTGCCTGAAACAAGTGCAATAGCAACGGCGATGCGGTCGATTGAGTTGATGGCAAATATCGTTAAAACCAAGAAGCCTCATTTACTCCCAGACTTTTTAGAAATGTTGGACGAACTCGAAGTGCAATTTAAAAAGGAGTTTAAGTAATGCCTAAAGAAAAACAGGCTGTCGTGCATAAGCATTACTATTTTCGCTGGATTGTACAGCTTGCCTGCATTATTGGTGCAGTTAAATTAATGCTAACCGGTAAAGATGGTTGGGGTTGGCTATTATTCATTGCTACTGCGGTGTAACTAACGTATGAAAGTCAAAGATTTTGAAAAAGAGTTAGAAGCTCTACGTCATCAGCTGCAACGTAATATCGAAGCCAGCTTTGAGGGTTGGGACGATACACCAAAAGCGATTAGCGAACGCCGTCAGAAAGTTTTAGACCCTGTAAATGGCTTTGAATATTTTGTGCAAGCCTATTTCCCGCATTATGTTCGCTCAGAGCATAAGTCGCAGTTACACCATTACTTATTTGAGAACTTACCGTTTTCGGTAAGTGATCTAAGTAAATCGGTGCGTCAAGCGATTGCAGCACCTCGTGGTGAGGCAAAATCAACGATTTGTACGCAATTATTCCCGCTGTGGTGTATGGTTTGCGACCTGAAACGCTACATCATTATTGCAATGGACACCCGTGAGCAGGCTTACGGAATGTTAGAGGCAATTAAAGTAGAAATTGAATCAAATCCTCGTTTAGCGGTTGATTTTCCTGAGTTGGGTGCAGGTAAGGTATGGCGTGCGGGAGCGATTATTACCAGTAAAAATCAGAAGGTTGAAGCCGTTGGTGCAGGGCAAAAATTGCGTGGTCGCCGACACGGTGCTTACCGCCCTGATTTGGTTGTCCTTGATGATATTGAGAATGACGAAATGGTACAAACACCTGAACAGCGTACTAAATTGCATAACTGGGTGTTAAATGCGGTACTGAAATTAGGTGCGGCTGGCGAGAAGTTCGATGTGATTTATGTTGGTACAATTCTGCATTACGATAGCGTACTTAATCGAATTTTAAGCACAAAAGGCTGGAAGAAAGCGCATTTTAAAGCGATTTTACGCTTTCCCGATAATATGGCGTTGTGGGACGAATGGGAAAACATCTATCTTTCTGAAGATGGCGATGACGACACAATGTCTGACTTGTTCTATCAACAGCATAAAGCCGAGATGGACAAAGGTGCTGTGGTGTCGTGGTTGGCACGTCCTATTCTCTATTTGATGAAAATCCGTGCTAGCGATGGGCATAGTTCTTTTGACTCCGAATATCAAAACGACCCTGTAAGCGGTGACGATGCGATTTTTGCCAACAGCTTGCAATACTGGACAGAGTTGCCTGATGACTTGATTTATTTTGGGGCGTTAGACCCATCTATGGGTAAAGCAGGGGCAAGCAGAGACCCTAGTGCGATTTTGGTTGGGGGGTATCACCGTGCAAGCGGTAAGTTATATGTGGTAGAAGCACAAATTAAAAAGCGTTTACCGGATTTGATTATTGAAGATGTTATTCGCTTACATACGCAATATAACTGTCATCGCTGGTTTGTGGAGACGGTGCAGTTCCAAGAGTTCTTAAAAACGGAATTAGTAAAGCGTTCTGCGGCACGTGGTAAACCAGTGCCGGCAACGGCAACCAAGCCGAACAGCGACAAGATGTTACGGATTGAGAGCTTGCAACCGCATATTGCCAACGGTTTGATTTTATTGCACCGCTCGCAATCCACCCTTGAGAGCCAGCTTAGACATTTTCCAAAAGCCGACCACGATGATGGTCCTGATGCCTTAGAGATGTTGTGGCGCAATGCGGTAAGTTCATCTGCGCCAGTGGAGTGGATTTCAGTTAAAGACGGGTTTGACGGTGGTAGTTTTGATGATGACGATGGTTTTAATTTTGGCTCTGGGAGCCGTTGGAGACATTAAAATGCCCCACTAAAGTGGGGCGTGAGATTACTTGCTTAAAGTGGTTTTGGCGCATTGCAGGCGGTATTGCAAACCGTCCCCGACTAATCGTAACAAATTAGACAGGTGGTAATTGGAGATTTGATCGCTTGTATTATCCACAATCTCTAATAAATGGCTCACGCTATACAAGGCTCCGCTTGCACAATCGAAGCTATCTAGCGTGTCTTGAACTTGAATAGGTGTGATATTCATATTGCCCCCTTATGCATTTAAGCCAAGTGAAAGTTGATTGTGTTGATTTTGCAAAAGGCGGTGTGTATTAGGCGAATTGGTTGCTCTGCGCTCTATTAAGCCTAATTCAAACATTTTCGCTAAACGTGTGCCAAGTGCTTTTTTGCCTAAATTAAGCAACTTACTAATTTCAGGGTTGCTCAAGCCCATTCCACGATAACGCAAGATTTCTTTTGCTTCAGGATAAGCAATAAAGAAGGCTTGATGAGCTCGCTCAATCAGCATTGTCGTTTGGTCTGGGTTATTGAGTAAAAATGGCGGAATTTGTGCCAGTAATTTGGCGTTTTGTTCCGCAAGGGCTTTGGCATTTTTCTCTTGCTCAATGAAATAACGGCGAGCTTGGCGACCGAGTTCGGAGCGTTCGAGCATACAGAGCTCTTTCGCCATATCAAGAGTTAGATGATATTCAATGCTAGGTCTACCAAAGAAACCTGTACTTTTCCCCGAAACTGGGGAAAAGTCTAAACCTTCTTGGAAACCGTAATTTGCAATACGATCTTTAATCCAAGTAGAGAAATCTTTGCCGACTTGTAAGCGAGTATGTAGCTCACGAGCATTAACAAGAAGTGTGGTTTGGTTGGCGATAACGCCGTTGAAGGTAGTGATTGGCATTTTGACATTCCTTTTGATGGAAATCCCTAAATAACATTTAGGGTGGTCGAGAGCTCAAAACTCGTGTCAAATCGAGCGGAATTATTCCCCTTTCGGGTGTTGTATTCTTCGCACTCTCGACCATTGATAAAAATTGTTACTTTTTGACCGCTTGTAAATTGCGGATACAAAAAAATCACACTGACGGGGTGAATTAACCGTTTGACATAAGGCTTTTGAGACCTTGAATAAAAGAGTAACTCTACTTTAAAAGTTAGTCAATAACCTATGCAAAAAAAAGTGTAAATTTTTAAACTTTCCTTGTTTTTGGTGAATAAGGAAGTGTGATAAGGAAAAGAAAATGAGCTGGTTAAATAAAATCACACAAGCAGTGCGAGAAGCATTTGGGCGAACAAATCAAGATGAGCCGTTGCAAACAGATGAAGCGCAAGTTATGGGTATGGGGCGGATTTTAGATGATCATCCTTCTCGTAAATTAACGCCTCGAAAGTTACAAGCAATTTTTGACGAGGCTGAAAATGGCAATATCCAAGAGCAAGCGCAGTTGTTTATGGATATAGAGGAGCAAGATGGGGCGATTAGTTCTACCCTTTCCACTCGTAAACGAGCTACGTTAAAACTAGATTGGTCAATTAAAGCGCCTGAAAATGCAAGCAAAACCGAAGAAGAAATGACACAATCGGTCGAAGCAATGTTTGCGCAAGTGGGTTATTTAGATGATCTTATTGTGGACTTGATGGACGCTTGTTTGCAAGGTTTTTCGGCAAACGAAATCCAGTGGCAAATGCGTGATGGTAAATGGTTTCCGGTGAAATTTATCCACCGCCCTGCCTCGTGGTTTAAGTTGGATAATTACGACAACCCTTTGTTGATTTCGCCTCAAAACCCAATGGGCGAACCGCTTATTCAGCATAAATGGATTGTTCACTCACATAAAAACCGCTCTTCGGCATTGGCTCGTAATGGTTTGGGGCGTACGTTGGCGTGGATTTATATGTTCAACTACTACGCCATTACCGACTTTGCAGAGTTTTTAGAGCTTTACGGCTTCCCTATTCGCATTGGTAAATATGGTGCTGGTGCGACCAAAGAAGAAAAACGCTCGCTTTTACGTGCTTTATCTGATATTGGACATAACGCCGCAGGGATTATGCCCGATACAATGGAAATCGAACTGCACAATGCGGCTTCGCAGTCTATTTCGAGCAATAACCCGTATTTGCAGATGACGGATTGGGCAGAGAAAATGTCTGCCAAAATGATTCTTGGGCAAACGCTCACGAGCGGTGCAGACGGTAAAACCTCCACCAATGCTCTTGGTAAAGTGCATAATGAGGTGCGTGAGGATTTATTAGCTTCAGACGCTAAACAACTTGAACAGACCATTAACCAGCAGTTAATTATGCCATTCTTGCTGATTAACTTTCCGAACATCGACCCAAGCCGTGTGCCTGTGTTCTCGTTTGATTTGCAAGAATATGAGGACATTAAGACCTTTGCCGAAGCGTTGCCGAACCTTGTGAATCACGGTATGCGAATTTCGGTAGCCTGGGCGCACGAGAAAACAGGTATTCCAATGGCGGGCGAAGATGAAGAGATTTTAAAACCGCTTCAAAGTGGTTTTAAAACAGTCGAAAATCCTGAAGATTTTGCAAAAAATCAAGGAAAAAAGACCGCTTTAAGTGAGGGTTGGAATGCTTGCCCCTGTGGCTGTGGTGGCAAACTGCACGCCCTTTCAGCAGAGAACAAAACAGGTATTGCCGAACAAGATGAATTGGATAATGCTCTTTCAATGGCTTTTGGAGATGTAGATTTTAATAAACAACTTGACCCAATTACTCGTGCATTAACGGCTAAGTTGATGGCGTGCAATTCGTATGAAGAAGCGTTTGCCGCACTCTCGGCAAGTTATCCAACATTAAGCAGTGAAGATCACGAGCGTTATTTAGCGAATGCACTCTTTTTGGCAGATTTGTTAGGAGCAAGCAATGCCGAACGCACCTAAATTTGTGATTGGTTTTGAGCCTACGCAGGCGATTGAATACCTGAAACAGCGTCGCCTTCTGGTAGGTAAAATCAAGAAAAAGAAAATCTATGACTCTGCATTAGCTCGTGCGGTTACGATTTCTAAAATGACTAATCTTGATATAACACAAGATATTTATGCCTCCCTTGAGCGAGCACTCAAGGAGGGCAAATCGTTAGCAAATTGGAAAAAAGAGCTAGTCGGCGAACTGGAGCGAAAAGGCTGGATTGCAGGACACGATAAACGTATTAGCAAAGGCATTGACGGCAAACTCATTGCTAACCCTCAAGATGGCGAGTATTTCGGCACACCTCGCCGTTTGAATACCATTTATCGGGTAAACACTCAGCAAGCCTATTCTGCTGCACGTTATCAACGCTATATGGATAATGTGGATAACCGCCCTTATTGGCAATATTCCGCAGTCGGCGACCAGCGCACACGCCCCGCTCATTTGGCATTAAATGGGCGAGTTTATCGCTATGACGATCCGTTTTGGAGCACATTTTATCCGCCGAATGGTTTTAACTGCCGATGTACGGTCATCGCATTAGGCGAGCGTGATTTGACTCGTAAAGGGCTAGAAGTTGGCTCAAGCGAGGGGAAACTGGTCAAAGCCAAACGTCCTAAAGACAAACAGAGCAATCAAGAAACTACGACAGGTTTTGTCTTGCCTGATGGTCGTATTTTGGCAACAGACAAAGGCTTTGATTACAACGTGGGGCGTTTGACCTACAAGCCGAATTTAGACCTGTATGCTGAATCACTTGCTCATCAATTTGCGAAATCGGAGATGAGTGGAGCGGAGTTTAAGTTAGGTTACGAGCGATTTGAAAAAGCCTATTTTGCTGAAAAAGCAAAACTAGGGTTTGAAAAAATGCAGAAAATTGATGATAAGCAAGAATTGATTTTGGTGCAAAATCTCACATCTGTGAATTTTCATTTTGCTGCTGGGCGTTTATCAGATGCAGACACAGCATTATTGAATACTGAAGTCTCGACAGTCTGGTTATCAGACCAAACATTGGTAAAGCAGTTTAATAGTCGTTTGGGGGATCCTAATTTTGATTTTGAAAGTTATCAGAATGTGCCTGATACAATATTTTCGGCTGATAATATCTACAAGACAAATGATGGACGAGTGATTCTTATTAAGAAAATCAATGGACAGATTTTTGAGGTTGTCTTTAAGTATTTGTCAAATACAAAAGAAAATTTTTTGCTGTCAGCACGATGGGCAAATGAGAAAAACTTACGTTCGGAAATAAAAAGGTATGAGATTGTGCGGTAGGACTCCCAGTCCCTACATTCAGAGTCCCCGTTCTATTTCAACCGCTCGCCCCGTGGATGGAAGGTTCACCACTTTCATATCACAATCCTAAGGCTTGAATATATTGTTTTAAAATTAATGTGTCAATAGGTATTGAATGATTGAAATTGAAATCAACAACGCCGAGCAGGTGCGAGATGTCTTGCAGAAAATTGCAAAAGCAACGCAACGCCGAACTGATTTGATGCGTAATATCGCTGGCACTATGGAGTCGGCGGTATTGCAAAACTTTGATGTAGGGGGACGCCCCGCTTGGCTTGGCATAAAACATCGTAAAGGTAAGCTACTTGTGGATACTGAAAATTTGATGAACAGCATCGAAAGTGCTTATGATAACGATAATGCCATTGTAGGGACAAATGTAGAATATGCGGCTATTCATCAATTCGGCGGTCAGGCTGGGCGAGGTCAAAAAGTTAAGATTGAAGCTCGTCCATTTTTGCAACTGACCGATGATGACGAGGTGGATATTTTGGAAGACGCACAAGACTATTTCGCTAGGCTAATCAAATGACTTAAAATAACGCTCTAAAATGCTCTCTAGGGCGTTTTATTTTATGTTGGTATAGATTTTAATTCATATTTTTTAAAATCGTTAAAACGGCTTTTAAAGCGTTTTAAAATGGGTTTGTCCTTTCTTTTATCTTTCCTCTCTTTTTTTATCTTTATTATTTCCACACTGAACCCAATCACCACACTTCATTTTTTCTATTCCACTATTCTGTAATCCTCAATATTAACTAGAGGAATTTTATGACACTCACCCCGATTGCACTGAGCTTTGAACTTACTGAAGGCGTGAACGGTCGTGTTCAACTTACGCCTTATGGACGCTTCTTTGCTTCAGATGGTCGAGAGGATACGGGAGGTTGGTATGTAGATGACTCCAACGGCTATTTTTTGGCTGATGAACTAAATAACCGCAAGGTAGAAGCAATGTTTGACTATGAGCATAAAACGCTCAGAGCCAAAGAATTTGCTGAACCAAACCCTGCGGCAGGTTGGTTTAAGAACACCGAATATATTTCAGGCAAGGGCTTATTTGTCGATGTTCAATGGACAGACAAAGCTCGTGAGCAAATTAAGTCTGGCGAATATCGTTACCTATCTCCGCTATTTGTGGCAGATGCTCAAGGCAAAGTCGTCAAGATTGTGAACGCAGCCTTAACCAATACGCCAGCGTGCCACGAAATTGCCGAAGTCTATGCATTATCAGCAGACTTTATCCAACTACAAAAAGAAGGAAACTCTCCAATGTTAAAACTTTTACAACAGCTTTTTGATGCGCCAAACGCTACGGAAGCTGAAATCACAGAAAAACTCAATGCGTTGTCGGCAGCTAAGACAGAATCACAAGTAGCATTAAGTGCCGTATATGACGAATTAAAAACACAGAAAACGCAAGTAGTGGCATTAAATGCACAGGTTAAGAACCCTGACCCGACAAAGTATGTTGCCTTATCGCAAATGCAAGCGGTGCAAGCTGAGTTAAATAAAGAACGTGCGGAACGTAATGCAGAAAAGGCAGAAGCGTTAATCACAACAGCACTTTCACAAGGCAAGTTATTGCCGGCTCAAAAAGAGTGGGCTGAAAACTTAGCTAAAGCAGACTTAAATGCGTTAAGCGCATATTTAAATGCTACGCCAGCAAATCCAGCTTTAGGTGGTAATCAATCTCAAGAACAGCCTAAAGGCGGTGTGGTAGCTCTCTCGGCGGAAGAAAAAGAAGCCGCTCGTATTATGGGTAAATCTGAAGCGGATTACATCAAAATCAAACAGAAACAAGAAGGTAAATAATAATGGCTATTGTTACAAATGCGTTAGTTCAAGCGTTATTCACAGGTTGGAAAGGCGACTTCCAAAAAGGCTTAGAGGGTGCGCCATCGCAATATACCAAGATTGCGACAGTCGTGAGTTCCGCAACGAAATCGAATACTTACGGTTGGTTAGGCAAGATGCCAAAACTGACAGAGTGGATTGGTAAGCGTGCAGTAAGCAAAATCAAAGAGCACGGCTATTCAATTACTAACAAAAAATGGGCAGATGGTGTTGAAGTTGATCGTGATGATATTGAAGACGATAACGTAGGAATTTATTCGCCACTCTTCGAGGAATTGGGGCGCTCGGCGATTGAACAGAAAGATGAAATTACATTTGGTGCATTAACAAATGGCTTTAGTTCATTATGTTATGACGGTCAAAACTTCTTCGATAAGTCGCACCCTGTGGCAGAAAATGTAGATGGTTCTGGCTCGGTTAAACAGGTAAGTAATATTACCGAAGATGATACGGCAAGCACTGCAACTCCTTGGTTCTTACTTGATACCTCTCGTGCGATTAAGCCGATTATCTTCCAAGAACGTCGTAAACCAAACGTGCGTGCTAAAACAAACTTAAATGAAGGTCGTGCTTACGATGAAGATGTGTTCGAATTTGGTGCAGACTCTCGTAACAATGTGGGTTATTCATTCTGGCAATTAGCACACGCCGGTAAATGTAAATTAACGGCTGAAAATTTATGGAAGGCAATTACCGCAATGCGTAGCGTAACTGGCGACGGCAATAAGAAATTATCAATTCGACCTACCGTGCTAGTAGTGCCTCCTGCATTGGAAAAAGAAGCAACTCGTTTACTTGAGCGTGAGCTTACAGCGGAAAATGGTGTAACGGTTGATAATGAATTTAAAGGCAAGTTAGAGCTTATCGTTGCTGATTATTTATAACATTGATAAGCGGGGTGTAAGCCCCGCTAAGGAATAGAAATGGCAAAAAAAGATAAACCTGAAGAAGATAAGGTTGAGGAGCAGAAAAATGACGCAACTCTTGAAGAAGATCATCATTTGGCTGATTCGCCTGCTGACGTTTCGGAAGTAGATGTAAATGAAACACCTGAAGAAACAGAGCAGGAAGATTTAGCGAAAGATGAAGTTTCTGATATTCCAGACCATATTGCCGTTGAAGATGGTGCTGTCGTCTCTAAAGGTGCAGTTTATAAACTCTCGCCCAAACACCCAACAGGCTCTTACTGGCGCAATGGAATCCATTTTACTGCAGGTGTAGAAGTTACCGTTGATGATAGCGAGTGGGGCGTTGAGCAAGTTGAAGAAATGGTTAATGACCCTTGGCTTGAATGTGTGCAGATTATTCCGATGACAAAAGAGGAATATGCAAAGTTGAAAAAGAAAGGCGGTAAGTAATGAGCTACGCATCAGTTGAGGACTTTGTGTTACGAGTCGGCGAAGGGCAAGCGATTGACTTAACCGACCGTGAACGTGAAGACCGAATTAATGAAGCCGTGCTAAATGTTGCGCTGGAAGATAGCAGTTCGGAAATTGATGCGTATTTATCAAGTCGTTACACGTTACCGTTGGCAAAAGTGCCTGCGAACCTCGTGCGTCTATGTTGCGATATTGCTCGTTATCGCTTGTGTAGTATGACCGATGTAACCATTAGCGATGATGTGCGTGAACGTTATGAGAAAGCGATTGATGAGTTGAAGTTGTTAGCAAAAGGGACTATTTCGCTTGGCATTGAGCAACAGCTAGATGCTGATCCAACAGGCGATATGGTTGTAATGTTTAACAATGGCAATACACGGGTGTTTAGTCGAGATGATTACCAAAATCGAAAAGGCTTTGATAGCTCGCCTTAGCCGAGGGCTCGGCAAACTGGTTTCAAGCGTGGAAAGCTACTCGGGTCAGTTAAATGACCCTAATCTGGCTATCCGTCGTTTGCCGATTGCCTTGACCTCGTATGGTGGGTCGAAAATTGCTAGTGCCAGTGTTGGAATGTCAAACGGCAAGCGTTTTAAGAATGCCGATACCTTTGTGGTGTTAGTCATCGCGCAATCCTATCGCAATGATGCCACAGGCAGACACGGAAGCGAACGTGTGGTGGGCGCAAATCAGTTAATAGAAGCGGTGAAATACCTCTTGATTAACCAAACACTCGGCAACTTGGTTGAGCCGATTAAACCGCTTCGAGTACGAACGCTTTGGAACAATCTTGAAGCGAAGAATGAGAAGCTCTCTGCTTATGCGGTGGAGTTTGAAATCAGTTACAACCAAGCTCCCTCGCTTGAGGATGGACGGTTCCCAGAGGGCTCAGATGACCCGACAAATGTTGAGTACATTTTTAAGCATTACCGTGGCGAGCTTAGTGAGCCTGAGCCTGTATTAAATACGATAGCGGGCGAAATTTACGACCCGACAAATAACGCCAAAGTAGGTTTTGAGGTAAATTTAAATGAAAGTTAAAGCAGTTGCAGGTGTGCGTGTGCCAATGGAGGACGCACCACATAAATATATTACTGATGCAGAAACCGTAGAAGTAGAAAACACGCTTTATTATCGCCGTCGTATTGCGGATGGCGACTTAATCAAGATAGATGAGCAAGCGGTCAAAAAAACGCAAAAATCTGCAAATGAAACCAGTGAGGTCAAATAATGGCAGAAACAAATATTGAATTTAATCAAATTTTAGGCAGTGAACGTATTCCAGGGGTCTATACGGAATATGATGCAACAGGTGCAGTTAATGCTTTGCCTGTCAATGCTCAAGAGGTCTTAATTATTGCACCTGCTACTGCCAAAATGACAGGTAATTATAGCCAACCTATGAAGGTTTATTCAGATGTGGAAGCAGCCAACGCATTTGGTGCTGGCTCTTGGGCACATCTAATGGTACGCCAAGCGTTAAAGAATAATAGCAATATGAACTTGACCGTAGTGGGACTTGCTGATCATTCTGCAGGCGTAGCGGCACAAGGCAGTATTACATTAGCAGGTACGGCTTCCACCGCTGGTGTCATTACTCTCATCATTGCAGGCGTTAAATATGCCATTTCTGCTGCTAAAAATGAGACAGCAACGGCTTTAGCAAGCCGCTTGAATGCTTATATTAATGCACAATCAGATAGTCCTGTTACAGCAAGTGTAAACGGTGCAGGAATTACCTTAAATGCTAAACATAAAGGCGAGCTAGGTAATGAGATTACACTCAACTACATCAATACAGCAACAGGTGTAACGATTACGCTTGAAGCAATGCAAAACGGTCAGCAAAACCCTGATATTACCGATGCTCTTACAAGCGTAGCAGGAACGCATTACAACATTATCATTAGCCCTTTTAGTGATGCAGATAATGCCAATGCACTTAAAGAACATTTAGAAGCTGTTTCATCTCCAACCGCTAAAAAGCCTGCGATTGGTGTGATGGGCTGGCGTGGTACGCTTTCTACAGGTACAACGCTAACGAGCAAACTTAATTCTGAACGCTTGACGGTTGCTTGGTATAAAGGTTCTATTGAATCTAATGCGATTATTGCTGCTGGCTATGGTGCAGTAATTGCTAGTGAGGAAGATCCAGCTCGTCCACTCAATACGTTACAAGTCAAAGGTTTGAGTTTGGTAGATGACGCACAAAAGCCAATGCGTGAGGAGTTTAAGCAAGCATTATTTAACGGCTTAACGCCATTGAATATTGTTAATAGTGAGGTGCAGATTATGCGTGCTATTACCACTTATACAAAAGCGGTAACAGGCGTAGATGACCCAAGCTATTTAGATTTAACGACTATCCGCTCATTAGACTACGGGCGTAAAGCATTAGAACAACGTTTGGCATTACGTTTCCCTCGTTCAAAATTGGTAGGTAAAGGCACACCAAATAAGGTGCGTTCTGAGGTGTTAGATGTGATGTATAAGCTGGAAGATGCCGAAATTTGGGAAAATATTGATGCTAATAAATCAGCACTCATTGTTGTGAAAGATAGCAAAGATGCAAACCGTATTAACCTTAAAATTCCTGCGGATGTTGTTAATGGCTTACACGTGATTGCTGCTCAAATTTCACTTATTTTATAGGAGGCTAAATGTCAGAGTATGTTGGTGCTATTGTGCTTGAGGTTGATAGCTTAGAGATCGAGGTAACCAAATGCGACCCTAAAGTAAATACAGGGCGAAAAGGCGTGAAAACATTTAATAGTTCTGGTCGAATGAAAGGGTTCATTCAGGGTATTGCCGAATACACACTCTCTATTACAGCCGTTAAACCTAAAACAGAAGATGGCACAATTATTGATGTTGATTGGGAAAACCTTACAAACGCCAAGATTACGATTTATCCATTGGGCGATGAAAGTAATCGCACTACATATCAAGGTTGTTTTTCAACTGAAGTAGGCGAAAGCTATACGGTAGATAACGAAGCCGTAATAGATATTCAACTCGGTGCATTAAGAAAGGTGATTGAGTAATGGAATTAACCAAAAGTGGCTTATTGCTTCTCGGCTTGCCATATAACGGCAAGCTCTATTTCGAAGCGAAAGTCCACGCAATGACGATTGGCGATGAATGTGAGGCTCTGGAAGCTATTGAAAATAGTAAGAAAGAAGCGTCATCAATAGATTCTAAAGTCGTGCAAAATATGCTGGTTGATTTGGCATATTTGAGTGCTCAGATTGAGATTGTTGGTATTCCTAAATCAGCGCTAACACCTCGCTTTTTGCTTGAAAACTTATCCACAGATGATTACGCCATTTTGTTCAGCTTAATTGATGATGTCAGAAAAAAGCGTATCGACGCTGGGGAAAGCCCAGAAACAGCGGACGACAAAGCAAGCACGAAACCAGCGTAAATGAAGCCTACACCCATTATCGCCGAGCGGTAATGGTGTTGTCTAAGTTTGGTTTTAGTGCAAAAGATGTATGGGCAATGACAACGGTGGAAATTAGTGCTTGGGTTGAAACTTACCAAGAAAGTCTAGGTATTAAGCCAAAAGAGGACAACACCGTCGTGTCTAAACGGATACCGCTTGCCGAAATCAAGAAGCAATATCAAAAGGGGCTTTAATGCCTCTTTTTTTATATTTTAAATAAAGTTTAAAGGACTTTTAAAAATGGCAGATTTTGATTTAAAGCTACAAATTAAAGCTGAAGATAAAGCCAGTCAGCAAATTGAAGCCGTTGCTAAAAAAGTAAAAAGAGCAAATGACGAGATTAAAAGCTCGACAAAACAAAGCGAATTCGCCCAACAAGAAGCGAAGCAAAGAACAGCGCAGGTGGCACAACAACACGCTACAAAAGCAGAAATGTTGGCAAAGCGTGTAGCGAGTGCACAACGCACGCTCGGTGTACGAGCTGAGCGTGATTTACAAGCCGAGCTTAGACGCACACGTCAAGCCTATGACATTTTGGCTAAAAGTGGTGTTGCTTCTGCTCGTGATCTTGCTAGAGCCAAAGAGCAGGTTATTAAAAAAGAGCGAGAGCTACGAGCGGAAATGGGTAAAACCCCAATGGGGCAACGATTAGCAGGCATTGGACAAAACGCAATGGGGCTGGTTGCAGGCGCAACTGCTGGTGCAATGGTAATGACAAACCCTGTGCGAAAATCTATGGGGTATGACCGAGATTTAGCAATGGTGGCAAATACAGCTTTTTCAGATCGTGATGCGGCTGGACGTATTGAGGGGAAAAAAGAACTCAATAAGGCGGTTCAAAATGCGGTTACCACAGGCGGTGGTACAAAAGAAGATGCACTAGCATCACTTAATGCACTTCTAGCCTCTGGGATGAAAGCAAATACAGCGATGAATCTTTTGCCAACATTACAAAAAGCAAGCACCGCAACAGGGGCAAGTGCGGAAGAATTAGCGGCGATTACCGTATCTGCTTTACAGAATGGTATTGCGGAAGCGGATATTGGCAAAGCGTTAGATATGGCAGTTGCTGCTGGACAAGCTGGACAGTTTGAATTGCGTGATATGGCGAAATGGTTGCCACAACAGATGGCAAAAGCGAATGCAATGGGGCTAACTGGGCTTGAGGGCTTTCAGACTTTATTAGTTGCCAATCAACAAGCACGAGTAACAGCAGGTACAAATGATGAAGCCGGTAATAATCTATCTAATCTCTTAGGCAAAATAACAGCAAAAGAGACCGCAGAACGTTTTTCAAAGATTGAATATAAAGATAAAAACGGGAAATTAAGGGAAATTAACTATCTCAAATCAATGGAAGCATATAAATCTCAAGGGAAAAATTCACTTGAGGCGTTTATGTCTATTATGGATCAGGTTGTAAGTGGTAATGATGGTTACAAGGCATTACAAGAAAAGTTAAAAACCGCAAAGAAAGAAGATCAACAAAAAATCTTAACTGAAATGGCAAAACTCTTTGAGGGTTCGGCAATCGCTGAAATTGTTTCTGATCAACAAGCCCTGATGGCATTGCTTGGTATTCGTAATAACGTGCAGTTGGGAAAAGAGGTAAACAGCCAAGTGCAAAATAGTCAAGGTGCGATTAATACCTCTTATGCCGTGATTGCTGATACTAATGCACATAAAGTCGAAGCGGTTAAATCTGCAGCGGAATTTGCACAAATGGAAAGCCTTAAAGGGTTTAATGATTTACTCGGCGATGCCAGCGTGAAACTGACAGAATATGCCAATAAATATCCTGAATTAACGACAGCAGTTGCAGGTGCAGCAACAGGTGTTGCTGCAATCGGAGCTGCGGCACTTGCAGCAGCAGGCTCAATTACTCTGCTTGGGAAAAATAAAAGTGTTGGCGGTGGTATAAGTGATATTTTGGATACGGCAACAAGCGGGAAAGGTGCGGGGAAATACTTAAAATGGGGTTCTCGCATTGCGGGTGTTGCTGGTGTTGCAACAATGTTGCACGGAGACCAAGCCCCAATGTCAGAAGAACGTAAAGCACAGTTAGCTGATTCTACATATCAAGCAGAACAGCTTTACAAGCATAAAAAAGAAGTGCTTGGTAGCCGTTTTCACTCATTTTTCCGAAGTGATGAAACGCTGTCACAATACCGTAAAGATGTAGCGGCTTATGAAGCCAACCAACAAGCAAGACCCGTTAGTGGTGGCTTATTTGGAGTGGCAAAACAAATTAGCCAACTGAATAGTCAGCAAAATGGGCTCAAAGGGCAAGTTGATTCAGCGACAGAAGTATTAAATAACTATCAAGCTGATTTTAAAGCCTTTGGCGATACCATTTCGGCAGGTTTGCAAGCAGGTTTAGCTTCGCAAACGCATACGCTTGATAACCGTATCACAGTAGAGCTTGATGGTAATGTTATCGCTGAGCAGGTGTCCCAGAAACAATTTAACTTTATGAACCGAGGGGTAGCGTGATGTGGATTGTGCCAATGCAAACAGCCTCTTACAAAGGTGTGAAGTTTGAGACGATCTCGGTCAATGATAGCTTTGACCGAGCGCTCGTAAGCCATAGCTATCCCTATGTAAATGGCGAAGATTTAGAAGATATGGGCTTAAATGCCCACAATGTTCAAATGCAAGCCATTTTTAATGGCGAAGGGTTTTACACAGACCTTAAAAAATTCCTTAACGTATTGCAACAGCAAGGTGCAGGCGTGCTTGTACACCCTATTTTAGGTCGAATGCCAAATATGGTGTGTGCTTCCGCATCAATTCGTTTTGATGCTGAAAACGTGAATTATTGTGCTTTGGACTTGAGTTTTAAAGAGGCTGGTGAACCTACGCCTATCTTTGTGTTCGAGTCTGCCATTTTAAGTAAGATTGATAACCTCATTGCTGAATTGGAAGCGGTTTTCGAAGCAGGAAGTGATTATTGGTCTGCCGTGATGAATGCGGCAAGTGCTGGTGCAAACTGGAAAGCGAGAGTGCTAGGCTTATGGGGTGGGTTGTACGCCACATTTGAAAGTGTGAGAACATTGTTCGGATTGGATAACAAGAAATACCATATTTCGGGCACAGCTTCTAAAACCAAGTTTAATACGCAAGCCAGTGAGGCAATGATGCAATTAAAAGAAATGGTAGAAATTGGGCTTGAGACAACCTCTCAGCGTTCTGCGCTTACCTTTCAGGCTCGCTTACGGAATATGACAGAGGCGGTGGCAAATATGAAAGCAATCCCACAGGCTATTTCCGAAGATGAAACGCTTAACCGTTCCAAAACGGTTAAACTGAAGCATAGTGATGTTGCCGAGTTATCTATGATGCTTGACCTTATTGCCTTTAGTAAATTTACCGAGTTTGCTGTGCTTCTAATTGAAGATGAACAAGATACGTTAATTACTTATGAACTTGAGGCATTAAATTATGCGGTAAGAATTGAGGCACTTGGTCTAATTAATAAAATTCGAGCTTCACAGCGAGCTGATATGGAAGTTGAGCCGAGTGCGAAAACCACAGCAATTTATGAAACGAGCGAAGCATTAATTGAATCGCTACGCCAAACTACGCACGATTTTTCGGCACTTGTTATTGCAGCAATCAACCGTAAACCGCCATTAATGGTGCGGAGTAGTCCGTTGAATGGCACTATTCATCAAATCGCTCACGCATTCTATGGCGATTACACCCGAGCAGATGAACTCTTATTACTGAATCCTACCATTCGTTTGCCGAATTTTATTAAAGAGGGAGACTTGCTAAATGCTTACGCCAAATAGAATTGAAGTAGAAATTGATGGTGCAGTACATCACCATTGGAAAAGTTATGATATAGATAGCGATTTTCTCATTCCTGCTGATGCTTTTAGTTTTGAGTTAGGTGTGGCAAGTGATAATAATGTTCTGCCAAACTTTGCAGGAAAATCGGCAAAAGTATTTATTAATGGTTCGTTGGTAATGACTGGCATTGTTGATACCACAGAGCATAATTTAAAGAAAGGGCAACGTACATATAATATCAATGGGCGTGATTACGCCTCTATCTTGTTAGATTGTTCAGCACCGATTACCAATGTGAAAGGTTTAACATTGATCGATGCAGTGAGAAAGATAGCTACACCTCTTGGTATTAAAAATATTGAGTTAAAAGCGGAAAGTAACCCAAAACTGGATAAAGTTGATATAGATATTGGCGAAACAGCGTGGGAAGCGATTAAGCGGTGTGCAAATTCCGCTGGTTTGCATCCTTGGTTTAGTGCTGATGGCATTCTGATTATCGGTGGCGCAGATTATTCCTCTCCACCCGTGGCAACGCTTTGTTGTATGAAAAATGGCGAGAAAAATAACTTTAGTGAAGCACAAGTTACTTTTGATGTGTCGCAACGATATAGCGAAGTAACCTTTTTAGGACAAACGCACGGCAAATTAGATGATGATAACAAAAACGACCTAAAGTGGGTTTGGAAAGACACGTCAATGCAAGTTTACAAACCCAAGACTGTCGTTTTAGGTGATGTTGAAAATTTAGAGGCTTTAAAAAAACACGCCAAGAAACAGTTATCAGACTGGAAATTAGATGAGTTTAGCTTAAAAATTATTGTGCCTGATCATAAAATGCAAGATGGCACATTATGGCAAACGGGACAACGAGTGCATATCATTATTGAAGAATATGAGATTGATGCCATTTTCTTTTTAATGGGACGGCGATTTATGTTATCTCGAACAGGTGGCACGCAAACCGAGCTTCGCTTCAAGCAAGATGGTGTTTGGACGCCCGATGCTTATCCTGATAAATCCGAGAAAGCTCGTCATCGTCGAGGTAAGAAAGGTAAAGATGATAATTCAACTTCTAAATCGAAAAGACGCAAAGGAAGAAAATCGAAAAGAGCTAAAAAAGCAAGAGCAGAAGAAATTGTGTTGGGGTTAGAAGAGTAATGCGACGACTTTCAAATAGAGTAAAAGGCATTGCACAAGAAGTGGGTAATGCGGTGCGTAATGCTTTCAGAGGTGTGCTTACGGTAGTCTCAACTAAAGATAACATCTCTAAAGCACAAGTAACAGGTTTAGCTGATGAGTTGCTTTCTGATGTGGAACTAATGCAACATTTTGGTTTTACGTCTGCTCCGCCAGCGGGTTCGCAAGTAGTGGTTTTGCCTGTTGGTGGTAAAACCACACACAGTATTATCATCGCCACAGAAAATGGGGCTTTTCGGGTTAAAAACTTAAAAAGTGGCGAAGTGGCAATCTATGATCAGTCAGGTTCAACTATCGTCTTAAAGGCGGGGCGAATGATTGAAGTAGATTGTGATGAGTTTGTGCTAAAATGTAAAAAATATAGCGTAAATGCAACACAAGAAGCAAAATTTAACACCCCAATACTTGAAACCTCGCAGAAGTTAATTGCGCAAGGGCAATTTACGGGCAATGGTGGATTAAGTGTTCAAGGTGGCGATGGTGCAACATTTTCTGGCGATATTACCCAAACCTCTGGTGGTTTTACAACAGATGGCGATGTAACTGCCAATGGGACTTCACTCAGAAGCCACTTACACACCGAACAAGGCGATGGTAAACCAACCTCTTCGCCTATCTAATTTTACAAGCGGTCGAATTTGCAAAAGTTTGTACAAATAAGACCGCTTATCCCTCACTGAACCCTATCACTCTCTTTCATTTCCTCAAACGCTCTAACATAGCAATATGGACAGAGAAATCAGCCCGCTCACGGGAGACTACACATCTAAACGAATCAGTACACTGCAAAATGCCGTGTATATCAGATTGACTACACCTTTAGGCTCTTGGTGGGCAGATGGGCGTGTAGGTTCTCTGCTCCATACTCTTCAACGTGAAAAAGATTTGCCAAATATTGGCAGATTGGCGCAGCAATATGCCGAAGAAGCATTACAACCGCTTATTAATGACGGTAGAGCTTCAGCTATCGAGGTCAGTTATGAACAACCAGCTGGTGGCATATTGCGTCTCTATATTTCAGTTACCGATAACAGGGGCAACACCTTTAAATTTGAACACCCTGTAAAACTTGTTTAAAAGGGCTTTAAATGGCGTTTATTACCCCAACTCTTGAAGAAATTCGAGCGGATATTTTAAGAGATATTCGCTCGCTCGACCCGACGGCAGATATTGAGGTCGATTCCGATTACTACGTGCGAGCTTCTGCACTTGCATCTTGTCTTTCGGGGCTCTACGCCCACCAAAAATGGATTGTGCGACAAGCCTTTCCTGATACCGCCGACTCCGATTATCTCGAAATGCACGCATCTCTTCGAAAGATTTATCGTAAAAATGCAACATACGCAAGTGGCACCTTAAAAGTGTTTGGACAAGTGGGGGCTATAGTAACCGAGAATTTACAGATTAAAAATAGTAATTTTTATTACGCTACAAGATCCAATGCTGTTATTAATGCTGATGGTTTTGCAATAGTAAAGGTAATTGCTCTAGCAACAGGCTCATCGAGTAATGTTAAATCGGAAAAAAAAGCAATATTTATGGCCGCACCAGTAGGTATATCAACAGAATGTCTTTTACTTGCAGATATAACTGGTGGGACAGAAGCAGAAAGTGATGCAGAGTTATTAACTAGATTATTAGAGCGTATTCGTCGCCCTCCTTCAGGGGGTAACAAAAATGACTTTCGTCAATGGGCAGAAAGTATTGATGGTGTGACCTCAGCATTTGTTTACCCCTTAAGACGAGGTGAAGGCACTGTGGATATTGCGATCACCTCTGGCGACACTGTGCCAAGCGATGAAATTGTGCAAGCTGTACAGGCTTATATCGACGCAGTCCGCCCTGTTACAGCGAAGTCGGTTTATGTGCTGAAACCAGTGGAAAAGCAAGTGGATTTTGAAATCAGAGTGCAACTTGATTCAGATACTACGCTGGACGTGGTGAAGGTGGAAATCGAAAACGCTTTGGCAAATTACTTCCTCTCCCTCAAACCCGCTGACACCTTAATTATCTCGCAAATTGAGGCGGTGATTAGTGATTTGGTTGGTGTGGTAGATCGTGAAATTGTACAACCGACCCGAAATCAGACGATTGATGCTTACCGTGAAATGGGCTGGTTTAGGTTAGGCAATGTGAATGTGGAGTTGATGTGATGGTAACGATTAACTCTAAACACGGCAAGGCATTGGGCGGTTTATTACCGCCTGTATCGTATGACCTAAACGGCAGGTGGCTGGCGTTATCCCTCGAAGTTGAAGGGCGGGAATTAGATCGCATTGATGCCCGTGCCAAGACCTTAACCGATGCCGTTGATGTATCAAGCGGCATTTTTATCGACGACTGGGAGCGAGTTTGCGGCTTAACGGCAAATAGCTCTCTGCCGCTTGAAATTCGAATTGAGCGAGTGATTGCGAAGTTAAATCAGCTTGGAGGGTTGTCGATTGGGTACATCACTCAAGTTGCTAAAGATTTGGGCTACTGCATAAAAATTAACGAACCTCAGCCATTTATTGCAGGGATTAGTCGAACTGGGGATATGCTTTGGCACAAAGATATTATGTGGACATTCTTTGTGGATGTTTGCAACCCGACAGATGACTACGAACGTTTTAGAGCTGGTATATCAAAAGCTGGCGATGCATTGATGGGGCGATATAGAGACCCTGTATTAGAAAGTTTATTGGAAGAAGTCAAACCTGCATTTAGTCGTGTGTGGGTCAGATATTTAGGAGATTTTTAGTGAAAAAAGTAATGAATCCAATCAATACTCCCACACAGCGTTTTAAAGATGGTAATCCTGCAACAGGCGAATATGGCACGATTGTGACTGCTGAATTTTTGAATAACGTCCAAGATTCGGTTATCAATACCCAACAAGAATTGCACAGTGTACTTACTGAAGCGGGAATCGAAGCAAATAATGAACAACTTGATCAGGTAGCTAAAGCAATCAAGAAAATTGCGGGCGATGCTACTCGTGATAATTTTAACGAATTAGCCAATCCTGATGGCTACAAACTCGTGGGTCGTTGTAAATCAGTTGCCGAATTACGCACTATCCGCCCGACAGAGCATGGTCAGCGGATTTTGGTCGATAGCTATTATGAAAATGGCACTACGGGTGGTGGTGAGTTTGTAGCTGACTTGAAAGATATGATTACGCCTGATAATGGTGGTTCGTGTATTGTTGTTGATAATAATGCGGGACGATGGAAACGGGTCATTAAAAATGGTTATGTCTCTGTGACTGATTTTGGGGCAATGGGCGATGGTTCCTCTGATGACACAACATCTCTGAATGCGGCTCATAGATCACATAATAACGTCTATTATCCTCAAGGCGTGTACAAAATAACCAACCCATTATTGCTGAAATCAAACACTAATATTAACGGTGCTGGTGTTGGATTAACAATCATAAAACATGGGGTAAGTCATGCATTTAAAAATTCGGCTTATAAAACAGGGGGAGGTGAAAAAAATATTACAATTAAAAATATCTCCTTTGATGCAGAATCAAAATTTGATGGTGGAATCAGCATGGTAGGAGTGTCTGATATATTGATTGATAATTGCGAATTCGGGTATATCAAACCTGAAGGAGTAACAGTAGGTATTGGTATAGGCGGTTTATCGAACAACATCACCGTATCTAATTGTAATTTTGATGTACAGGATTACGGGATTGTTTTTGATTCAACTAGCGAAAACAAAGTTATCGAAAATATCAGAATACGCGGCAATAAAATAAGAACAGTATGGGGTAGCGGTATATCGCTAAGCCGAAACATTAAAAGGGTTGTCGTAGCCAATAATAATATCTCCGTAGTAAGTCCCGACAATACTATCGGAATTGGTATTAAAATTTGGCAAGGCTCTAGTAAAAATGTAGCACCCGAAGATATTATTATTAGTGGCAACACTTTCTTAGGTACGCAAAACAGACAAAATATTCAAGCTGTCTCTGTTGCGAACTGGTCAAGTAATATACAAGTGTCAAATAACACCTTTAGAGAAGTGACTTATGCACTATTTAATAATTTTTCTGGAGGGGCATATAACATAGCATTTTCAAACAATTTAATTGTGGACAGCGATAATGGATTTTATAACGACAATTCGTCTGATGTTCAGCCAGTCATTGTAAGTAATATTTTTAAAAATATTACAAACTACGCCATCCGAACGTCATTATATAAAGGGATTATCTCCCTTAATAAAATTAATGATGTTGGTGCTAAGGCAGTGTACTTAAATTTACCTGCCGAAGAGGCAATTATTAGTAATAATAACTTTAATTCAATCGGTGAAGAAGTCATCTATTTTTCTGGGGGCGGAAATACAAATGAGCTATGTTCAATTACTGGGAACATCATGTCTTATGCATCTCAAAATGCGGATAATAATTTCCCAGTTATTAAGCTCAATAATCAAAGCCATATTATTTCTGGCAATTTAATTCGTAATGATGGAGAAGTTCGACCCTCATATATTATTGGAGGCGATACGAGCCAGGGCAATCGAGTTATCACTAATAATTTCATGTACGGAGCAAGACAAGGATACTTACAGTATTCTGCTGAATCAGATGTGTATGCTAATAATATTGAGCGAGGGGGTATTGGATAACTGATTTTACTTATGCATTAAGACAATAAATTAAAAAAGTAAACTAGAATCAGTTGGCTGGAATTGTAAGTTGGCTGTGATTTTAAATAAAAAGGAGATGTTGCGATAATGGAAAAAGAGCAAAATACTGGCAAGCAAGCAAGCAAGCAAGCAAGCAAGCAAGCAAGCAAGCAAGCAAGCAAGCAAGCAAGCAAGCAAGCAAGCAAGCAAGCAAGCAAGCAAGCAAGCAAGCAAGCAAGCAAGCAAGCAAGCAAGCAAGCAAGCAAGCAAGCAAGCAAGCAAGCAAGCAAAAGTGTAGCCTACATTAAACAGGCTCCGCTACCATTTATTGGGCAGAAGCGGATGTTTTTAAAGCATTTTGAGCAAGTGCTAAACAATATCCCAAATGATGGTGAGGGTTGGACGATTGTTGATGTGTTTGGTGGTAGTGGATTGCTTTCGCATACCGCCAAACGGCTCAAACCCAAAGCCCGTGTGATTTACAACGATTACGATAATTACAGCGAGCGTTTACAGCACATTGATGATATTAACCGGCTACGCCGTATTATCGCCGATTTAGTGGCTGCCACTCCTAAATACAAGCGGTTAGATAATGCCAAAAAATTGCAAATTATTGAAGCGATTGAAGCATTTCAAGGTTATAAAGACCTGCATATTTTATGCAGCTGGTTGGCGTTTAGCGGTCAACAAGTTAGCACTTTTGATGAGCTGTACAAACAAAATTTCTGGCATTGCGTCCGCCAAAGCGATTACCCAACCGCAGATGGCTATTTAGACGGTGTGGAGATTGTACGAGAGTCATTTCATCAACTTGTGCCATGCTTTACCGGGCAACCTAACACGCTGTTAGTGCTTGACCCACCGTATCTCTGCACACATCAAGAGAGCTACAAGCAAGAGCGTTATTTTGATTTGGTGGATTTCCTGCGGCTAATTCACCTAACAAAACCACCTTATGTGTGTTCTTTAGTTCGACCAAAAGCGAGTTTATCCGCTTTATTGATGCAATGGTCGAAGACAAATGGGACAACTGGCAGGCTTTTTATGATACGCAACGTGTCGTAG